CGTTACCTGCTGTTAAGTCTACAGCACAGCAACCGCCTATGGTGGACTACGTATTGGTACAGCCTGAGTATCTTGAGGCTGAAGTTGGCTAGACGTACACACCTGAAGAGCTATCGCAGTGGCCTTGAGACAGAGGTTGCTGCATGGCTTAAGCCTAAACAAAAGAAAGTCAGGTACGAACAGCTTAAGGTAGAGTGGGAAGACTTAAAGTATAGAACCTACACTCCTGACTTCGTTCTTGACAATGGCATCATCATAGAAACGAAAGGTATCTTTGATTCTGCAGATAGACGCAAACACCGTGAGGTACAGCGTCAACACCCTGAGCTAGACATACGATTTGTATTCAGTAATGCTAACTCAAAACTGTACAAAGGGGCTAAATCTAGATACTGTGATTGGTGTGACAAGTATGGCTTTAAGTGGGCGCACCGTGTGATACCAGAGGATTGGTTGAACGAAGACGGTGAAGAGATCAAAGTAAAACGAATAGAAGTTAAAACAAAAAGGAAAGTATAATGGGGCATACACTACGGGACGATGAACTAGCTATCGTAATACGTCCAAACAACTATGAAGATGAATGGGATGGTGATTGCTCTATAGAGCTAGTTACATCTAAGGATACCCCAGTACCTAACGTAGTCATGGCACACATCATGAATGTAGCTACACTGATGTCAGCGTTCCTTGATGTAGCATCGGAACACCCTGATGTGTATGACTTAGTGGAAGAGCATCGTAATTATCTTATGGGTATTGACGATGATGAAGAAGAAGAGCTACAAGTTACACGTGAAGGTAATGTATACTCACTAAACACTTGGACTAAGACGAAGGGTAACGCATGAAGATAGAACCAACACTAACAACTATTTCGTTTGATGATGAGGCTGATCCAGTAAACAAACCTATTCATTACAACCAAGCTGGTATCGAATGCATTGAGGCTATCGAAGCTATGACTGAGAACATGTCAGGACATACAGCACCACACGCAGCTAACGTACTAAAGTATCTCTGGCGGCACGAATACAAGAATGGTCTAGAGGATATTGATAAAGCTATCTGGTATCTCAACAGACTACGCAAACGCTACACGGAGTTACATAAATGATTAGCCAGGATGATATAGACGCAATGAAGCCACAGATGCCACACGAGAAAGTAGCAAACTTTATTGTAGCATTTCGAGGATCACTAGACCCACGCTTGTGGATTAGCTTGATTGATGAAGAACTAGCAGAATATCGTGCTGAGTCATTCGGTACAGCCAATCACTTGAAGGAGCTATGTGATCTACTATATGTATCGACAGGGTTATCACTTACAGTCCCTGAACATATAGGAATGCTGATGCGTGATGATGAACGAGAGAAGTCTCTCAAGCAGCAAGGGCAGGTCAGCCGTGCATTAGAGGAAGGCTTAGCGTACTACGGTGAGGATGTATTCATGGAAGCATTCGCACGTGTGCATGACAGTAACATGTCTAAGCTAGACAGCAATGGCAATCCTATCCTACGTGAAGATGGCAAGGTTATGAAAGGGCCAAACTATAAGAAGCCCGATCTTACTGATTTACTGGAAAAGGCGGCATGAAGTTTGACATTAAAATGACTATAGATATAGATGAAGAAGACAACATACTTCCTATATCAGAAGAGATGTATGAGGAAACTGTGAAGCAGCTTATACAGGATGTTGTATACGATATAGATGCAGAGATTAAACAGATAGAGGTGAAACAAAAATCATGAGCAACTACCTACCAACAGACTACCAATCATTTATTCACAAGTCACGTTACGCTAAATACTTTGACGACTACGGACGTGAGTCATGGGATGATACAGTAACACGCTACTCTACTAACGTCATTGGTGACAAGGTAGATGCTGAGACTAAGCATGACCTAGAGCAAGCTATCTTAGGGTTAGAGATCATGCCATCTATGAGAGCTATGATGACTGCTGGCCCAGCGCTAGAGCGTGACAACACAGCAGGATATAACTGTTCATACCTACCCGTAGATGACCCTAAGAGCTTCGACGAAGCGATGTACATCCTCCTCTGCGGTACTGGAGTCGGCTTCTCTGTTGAACGTCAATACATATCTAAGCTTCCCGAAGTGCCTGTCCTCTATGACAGTGACACTACCGTTGTCGTTAAAGATAGTAAGGAAGGGTGGGCTAAAGCTTTCCGTCAAGTGCTTGCACTCCTATGGGCTGGCGAGATTCCACAGTGGGATGTATCTAAAGTTCGTCCTGCAGGTGCACGACTTAAAACGTTTGGCGGTAGAGCGTCAGGTCCAGCCCCACTAGTAGAACTGTTTAACTTTGCTGTTACTACATTCAAAGGTGCACAAGGACGTAAGCTAAGCTCTATTGAATGCCATGACCTGATGTGTTTCATTGGGCAAATCGTTGTGGTTGGTGGTGTTCGTCGCTCTGCCATGATCTCTTTGTCTAACCTAAGCGATGATCGTATGCGTCACGCTAAGTCAGGACAGTGGTGGGAAACAGCAGCGCATCGTGCCTTGGCAAATAACTCTGTGTGCTACACTGAGAAGCCTGACATTGAAACGTTTATGCGTGAGTGGACAGCTCTTGTGGAGTCTAAGTCTGGTGAGCGTGGTGTGTTCAACCGTGAAGCATCAATCAAACAAGCTATTAAGTTTGGGCGGCGTAGTGCCAAGTATGACTTCGGGACGAACCCATGCAGTGAGATTATCTTGCGTCCCTACCAGTTCTGTAACCTAACAGAGTGTGTTGTACGTGCTACAGATAGTATAGAAGACCTAGAGCGCAAGGTTAAGTTGGCTACTATCTTGGGTACAATTCAATCTAGCTTCACTAAGTTCCCGTACTTACGCAAGGTATGGCAGAAAAACACAGAAGAGGAGCGTCTACTTGGTGTATCTCTTACAGGCATCATGGATAATCCTCTTATGACATCCGCGAATGCTGGGCTAGAGAAGACACTTGAGCATCTACGTAATGTCGCAGTTACTACTAACACTGAGTGGGCTGAGCGCCTTGGTATTCCTGCTTCTGCTGCGATCACTTGCGTCAAGCCTAGTGGCACTGTTTCTCAGCTTGTGGATTCTTCATCAGGTATCCATGCACGTCATAGCCCCTACTATATTCGTACTGTCCGTGGTGATAACAAAGACCCACTAACGCAGTTCATGATTGATCAGGGTATCCCTAATGAGCCGTGCGTGTTTAAGGGTGACACTACTACAGTGTTCAGCTTCCCTCAAAAGTCTCCTGCAGGGGCGGTGACACGCAACGACATGACAGCCATTGAACAACTAGAAACTTGGCTAACATATCAGCGTCATTGGTGTGAACACAAACCAAGTGTGACTATCTCAGTACGTGACCATGAGTGGTTAGATGTAGGTGCATTCGTATACAAACACTTTGATGAAATGTCAGGTGTGTCATTCTTGCCTCACTCAGATCATACTTATCAGCAAGCACCTTACCAAGATTGCACAGCAACCGACTATCATGAATTGCTAGAACTTATGCCTAAGCATATTGACTGGACTAAGTTATCAGACTATGAAGAAGAGGATAACACAGTGGCAATGCAAACAATGGCTTGCTCTGGTGACGCATGTGAAATAGTGGACTTAACTTAATGTATGTAGTAATCACACGTGATCAATGTACCTTTTGTGATCAAGCAAAGGCGCTACTAAAAGAAAATAATAAACCCTTTGTCGAGTATAACATCCAGTCTGACAGTAGTAGATGGGTACTATACTTATTGAAGCGGAGCAGTATAACTACAGTACCCCAAGTGTTCAGCCCAAAAGGCTCTCACATAGGAGGGTATCAAGACCTAAAGGAGTATCTAGAAAGTGAAGTACATCAGGCGTGATCCAAAACGCACAAGACAATCGAAACGAATTGCTAGTATAAAAACATCTTCTATGAATAAATCAAAGAAGCTAGCAACAAAGCCCTATCGTGGGCAAGGTAAATAAGGAGTATATACCATGGAAACTATCTTAGGAATCGTACTAGCAGCAGCAGTAATTAGTGCTGTAGTAGATGCAAGCACTAAAGCTTATGATTATGTAGAACCTAAAGTCAAGCAAGGTGTAGAGTACATCGAAGAGAAGCTAGACTAATATGATGCATCACCCCGACTTGTTTCCTGAAACGTTAGTACTAACCAACATTAACTACAAGAGAGAGGATTTCTTCTATTGCTGTAAATGTAAAACAGATAAACATAGAGATGAATTCTACCCCTCTTCAGTTAAGTTTATGGAAGAGAGCAAGCGGGGTGATATATCTATGGGTTCAGCCACGTACTGCAAAGCTTGTAAGTTATCTTATGAGAAAGCTAAACGTGATGCACGTAACCTAGCACCATCTAAACCTGTATTGCCTTCACCTTGTGATTGCTGTGGTAACCTGACAGCACCTGACCAACTCATGCTAGATCATGATCATACTACTGGTAAGTTTAGAGGGTGGTTGTGCCGAGGTTGTAACACAGGTTTAGGTGCACTAGGCGACGACATAAAGGGGTTGGAGCAAGCACTTGCGTATTTAAAAGCGCACTATGACTAAATGAAAGATAGGGCTATGAAATTAGAACAAGAAGCACAGGCCCACATGTACAATAAAAAAAGGCAATTCCTAAAAGCTTTAAAAGAGTACACTGACAACTTAGAAAAGTTTTATAGGGATAACCTTCATGATAGTCATGAGTTAGATCAGGCAAAGACTCAACTACAGAGTAGTACATTGTGGGCAGCAGAAGCTGCAGACCTGCACGGAATAAAGTAAAGGGGCCATTCGGCCCCTCTCTTTTTATCTCATTCTCATTTCTCTTAACGCTTTGTTAACGTTCTTTTGTCCTGTGATATACAGTATGTTCAAGGACGTTTGCCTTGCTTGCTTTTCTAAGTCGTCTAGCTCAGGGTCTTTCTGTATAAAGCTTACCGCTTCTTGGTACGACATATCATCGTAACCTAGCTGACCTTTAACACCATCCCAAAATACATCTGCTTTGTTGCGCTCAGCCTTTGACATTGCCTGTACTTCACCACGTACATATGCATCAAAGTCAGAACTCTTACCTTGCATCCCCATCAAGATATCTCTAGCAATGCCACGAGATTCAGTGACTGTATTTTTAAGGAAGGTGTTAAGTAGCATCTTCTTCTGCTTGTTATCAGCGTTCTGATATGCAGGTGTATCAAGTAGCTGAATCTTAGCACGTGATGGTAGAACACCTTGTAGTATAGCTTGATTGAGTACTTCTAGTGCAGGGTTCTTTTCTTTGTAAGGATTATACACAGTGAATGGGTCTAGCTGTAAACGAGACATCTCACGTTGTAGTGCGTTCTTAGGTTGCGTACCCACCAAACCTGTTAGCTGTTTCTGTAACGGGTTCTGTACTTTGATAGGACCATCACTAAAAATGTCGAAACGAATCATGTCGTAACCAGTGTCACCTTTAGTTGGGTCTTTCATTGTTTGATATTGTGTACGCGCTGCTAGTCCTGCATACTTAAACATAGAACGTGCTTGCTCTTCTGATACACCCTCAGGTAATTCCATATCACCAAAATTAAAGTCAGGTAGCTGTCGAGACATACGCTGGAATACAGACATACGGACGTTAAACCCTTTGTCTATGATGGGTATCTCCACACGATAAGATGTTACAGTAGGATCGCGTGTCTCTGGTAGGTAAGATGAACGTGCATCAAACTGTCCATAGAAGTCTTTCACTACAGCAAGAGGATATGTGTATGAAGAGAAGTAGTCGCCTACAGTTTCTAGCACTGGTGTTATATCATTAGACTGTACTGCACGTATCCACTTATCAGCTATACCTGCGTTAGGTCTAAACTCTGTACCTATTAGAATCTTGTTAGCTTCACGTAAAAGCTCACCTGCATCCTTAGTCTCTTCGCCTTCCATGATACGAGCAAACAAGTTCGCTGTCCATGTAGTCATGGCTGCTGGACCTAGTGCAGCTTGAGCATTGTATATTTGCCCATCATAACCTTCACCTTCGTACCACTCACGTCCAGCTTCGATGTTATCCTTTTGGATCATGTAAGCACCACCAAACATAGCAGCACCTGTCATGAACTTTGCATACTCTTCATCAGTGGCTTGGCTGAAACCACGTCTAGCGACAGTCAAACCTGTGTAGTCACTGATGAACTTAGCCTGTGATGCAATGTAACGAGGAAAGGGAATAGCTACAGTTAATCCTGAATCGTGAATAAACTTAACTGTTTTACCTACAAACTTGTTAGTATCACTAACATTCTTACCACCGAAGCGGCGTTGGAATGTAAAGGCAAAGCTTTCACTCATAGCCTTATCTAGGATATCGTCAGGTAATAGAGAGATAGTACCCTTCTCTAGCATTTCCATAAGAGACTTACCGATGCGTTCATCACCTAGTTTGCCTAGCTCACGATCCACAGTACCTGCAATGACTGCACGTTTAAACACGTGGTCTGACATAGTGTTAAGTGTATTGGCAGCATGTCCAAGTCTAGCTAGTCTGGTGTTCTTAACTACAGCAGCCTCTGCTTGTGCTGCATCAAGGAATACACGTGACATCTTTTCAGGTGCTTCCTGTGCTAGCATGGTGGTCAGAGCTTCTGCTACATAGTAATCCTTTGTAAGGTAGGATAGAGTAGCAGTACTATTCTTAAACGTAGAAGCTGCAGCAGCACGGTCACCTTTAATGGCACGAATGCCTGACATAAAGATTTGATCTACCATATCAATGCCTGTCATGGCGACACCAAAGATGTTGTTTCGCATTGTGGTAGCAGGCTGTGATGTCATGAATGCACGACGAGCATCTTCA